TGCGAAAACTTCCATTGGCGTGAAGAATTTAAGGGTGATTGGCACTCTCAGGTTTTTTTACATTATGTTAATAAAAATGGTCCTAATAAAGAATGGTACAAAGATAAAAGACAATTATTTGGAGTTTTAAAAAATTAATGATTATAAAACAAAATAAAAAAGACGGAACGGCTGAAATTATTTTTTCATGGAAGGAAATATGGACATTGATAAAAAAAAGAAAATTGCAGTTTACAGCTGAAAGTTTTAAACATTTAACTAATAATTTTATAAAAATTATTATGGAATTTAATGAAAATTTTGAAGATAATTTACAAAGAAAAACTACTCATTCAAATCACGTTAAGATAAAAAATGATTAAAGAGGAAAACAAAATTATTGAAAGAGACATTGCTAGAAGAGCTTTTCTTTTTGAAATCATAACAGAAGTAGACGCAGAATCTTTGATATCTGATATAAATAATTTTATTAAAGAAAAAAATCTTAATTACACAACAAATGTAAAAGGTGGAATGACAGATTGGTATGCTTTTAATAATCATGAAAAATTTTTAAATATATTAAATGAGGGTTGTACTTACTTAGGTAAGTATGCAAATTTTAATAAGGCAGCTCTCAAAGAGGCTTGGGGTATAAAAATAGAAAAAGGAGATTATACAGAAAAACATAATCATGCCGCTTCTGTAATGTCTGGTATATTATATTTAAATGATGTTGATCAAAACTTAATTTTTCCCGATTTAAGGATTTCAGTAAAACCCAGAAAAGGTACGTTTTTACTCTTTTCACCTTGGTTGGACCATATGACAGACGTAAATAAAACAGAGACGACTAAATACGCCATCCCTTTTAATTTTATGGAATATAAACATAAAGATTGGTCTTAAGATATTTATTACTTATTGAGGTAATGATATAATCAATTATGCCATTAGCAAAAGTAAAAATAGCACCAGGATTTGACAAACAATCTACTCCAGCTGACGCGGAAGGTCGATGGGTGGATGGTGATAATGTTAGATTTCGATACGGAGAGCCTGAAAAAATAGGTGGTTGGTCAGCCTTAGTTAATAAACAATTAGTTGGTGCCGCTAGAGCACAACACGTTTGGGCGAATACTGCTGGTAAAAGATACGCTGCCATAGGGACTAACAAAGTTTTAATAATTTATTTTGATGGTGCCTTTTATGATATCACCCCTTTAGATACTGATAATTTTCAAACTGGGTCAGATATTACGACAACCAACGGGTCAGCCACAGTGACTATAACAACATCTAACGCACACAATTTGTTAGTCGGTAATATAGTAACTTTTGCAAACGCTGGTTCTTTTACAGGAGCAAACACAGATTACA